CAATTCAAAGATTATAACTTTGAAGGGTCGAATATGAATGTTCTATTAGATGTTCTTTCATATAATACATATATGAATAACTTCTATACTAATATGGCTATTAATGAAATGTTTTTAGATTCTGCAGTAATTAAAAACTCAGTAGTATCGCACGCAAAAGAATTGAACTATCTTCCTAGATCCAGAACTTCTGCAAAGGCGATAGTAAATGTTACTATAACAAATACTACTGAAACTGGGCAATCTATTTTAATTCCAAAATTTACCGATTTTAGAACTAATTACCAAGGCCAAAACTACAACTTTATTACTGCCCAAGGATATGTAGCAAAGAAGGTATCAACTAATACATTCGTGGCTACAAACGTAGAAATTTTTGAAGGCGAAATTCTAACTAATTTTGAAAAAGATGGTTTTTTCTTAGACGAAGAAAACTTTTTAAGATGCAATCTGACTAATGAAGATATAGACATTAATACAATAGAAGTTTTCGTAGACGATGAAGCTACTGAAGGACAAAACCAATTCTTTTACACGAAAGATATTTTTGGAGTAACCGCAACGAGTAAAGTTTTTTACTTAGATCCTTATTTCAATGATAGATATTCTGTGTATTTTGGTAGAAACTTGTATGGTGAACAGCCACAACAAGATATTGATATTAAAGTTCAATATCGCGTGTGTAATGGTGACGAACCAAATGGCGCGTCGCGATTTACAACAACTTTTGTAACGAATGCTGTAGTAACTACTGTCGAAGTCGCAAGCGGTGGTGCGGAAAGAGAAACTATTGATAGTATAAAATACTTTGCTCCTAAATCTATACAAATTCAAGAAAGAGCTGTAACTGCGAGAGATTACGATATTATTTTAAGACAAAGATTTCCAGAAATTCAATCGGTTTCTGTATATGGCGGTGATGAGTTAGATCCTCCGCAATATGGAAGAGTTGCTATATCAGTAAATCTTCAAGGTGACGGCACTCTATCTTCAACTGCTAAAAACGAATATGTTAGATATCTCTCTAATAAAAGCCCACTTACAATTGAACCGATATTCATAGATCCAGATTTCTTATATGTAGAACTCATTGTTGATATAGTATATGATAAAAATCAAACTGGCAAATCTGTACAAGAATTAGAGGCGCTCATAAGGACGGCCATAGCATCTTATAACTCGGCCAATTTAGATGATTTTGGAGAAACTTTAAGATCTTCGAGATTATCGACAATAATTGATAATGTAGATGAGGGTATTCTAAGTAATTCTCTGTGTATAAACCCGACAATTGAATACAAACCAATTCTGAATTTGACACTCAATCCACGTTTTAAATTTGAAACACAACTAGTAAAGCCGTATCCGTATAAAGCAACAAACGGATTTGAAGATTTTAAGCCCTCCGTCGTAAGCTCTAATTTTACATATAGAGGTATTAATTCTAAATTGCAAGATGATGGTTCCGGCAATATGAGAATTATTAGCGCAAACGCTGTAAATTCAGAAATTTTAAATCCTCTTATAGGTACTGTAAATTACGATACTGGAGAAATAAGACTAATAAACTTTTCTGTTGAAGCGTTTGCTGGTGATGCTATTCAAATATATGTCGCAGCTGCATCAGTGAATATAACATCTCCAAAAAGTCGCATTCTCACAATAAGAGACGCAGATATAACAATCAACTTTGTAGAGTCAAATTAATGCAAATAGAAAAACTTATATCTTTTCATATTGAAAAGCAATTTCCAGCTATCTATCGTGAAGATGGCCAAGAATTAGTTCAATTTGTAAAAGAATACTACAAGTTTATGGAGACGAATGAAAACCAATCTCTATATAATGGCAGAAGAATGTTTGAATACCGCGACATTGATACAACACTCGAAAGAATGCTATTATTCTACAAAAATAAATACCTATCGGAATTGCCATTTGATAGTCAAACTATCAGAATTGTAGTTAAAAATATTTTGGGTTTATATCGACGTAAAGGAACTTTAGAGGGTTTAGAATTGTTTTTTACTCTCTTTTACAATGAGAGCATTAAGGTTTATTATCCATCTAAAAATATATTCAAGCCATCAGATTCTGAATGGAAAAGCGGTAACTATCTTCAGCTATCTCCCAATTCTGGATTATTTACTTCTACTAAAACTGATATCACATACACATATGGGGATATAGTAGGTAAAATAATTATTGGTGAAACTTCAAGAGCCAGAGCAACTGTAGATAAAATAAATTTTGTAATATTAAACAATTCATTTACTCCTATAATATTTGTAAATGACAATACCGGAGAATTTATAGGATCTGAAGGCATAATATGCGAAATAGATGGCATTCCCATAAATTTCGGAAGAATGTACGGTTCATTCACATCAATTGAAATTGATAATAGCTATAACGGTACTACTGGGAATAATATCGGGGACTTGGTAACATTTCAAACTTCTCCGGATGGTTTTGGTGCTAAGGGTCTGGTTACTGGAGTTACAGAAAACTTTACCGGCGTAGTTTCTTATTCTGTTGAAGACGGAGGATGGGGTTATTCAATAGATAGTACTAAATTATTAGTATCTAACCAAATTATATTTCTAGATAATGATGGTGGCAAATTTGAATTACTCGAAACTTTAGAAGATAATTTAGGCAACCGCGGCGCAATAATTGGGCAGAATGATATATCTATTGGCGTAAGAATGGAGCCAGGAGATGAATTTGTTGAAAGCAATACTATCATAATATCAACAACTGATAGAGACGTTAATGTCGACATTCAAGATTTATCTGGTGAAACTTTGATAAGAATTGTAGCAAAAAATGAAACTTCTCCTGGAGCTCTTTATCCCGATACCGCAAATACATCAGATGTTATAGTTGGTGAAATAACTAATGAAGAAACCGTATCTCTTATTTTTGACGTAATTGGAAATTTTACAGATGTTACTCTGGATGCGCTAAATTACAATTCATCGCCGGCTTTAATACCAATGTCCGGTAATACAGATCCTATTACAATTGATACACCGCTTGAAGACGCATTTGATCTTACACCCGTTGAATTGGGTACTATAGTAAGATTTGATAATATAAATCCTGGAGCTGATTATGTTAATGACGTGTTTGCCACGGCGTTTGATACTAGAATATCATTATTTTCGCGCCGCTTGCAACAAATAACGCTCGAAGCAGTGCCGGCGACGTTAGGAATTGGAAGCGAAATATTACAAAATGGTATAGGCGCTAAAGTTCTAGACTTGGTAAATAATACAATTACTATAAGACCATATACATACTATGGCTTTGATTCTATTGCTCCAATAGAATTTGGAGGAGATCAATGGAATATCGTTTCGGTATCTACGGACTTTAATTCAGAAATAGCGGGTTTTAATTCTGCGATTAACGCAGATACAGAATTTGCAGTCGGAAAAATAACAAATGTTAAAATAATAGATTCTGGATATGGTTATATTAACGACATTGAAGCTAACATTATAGATTCGGCTGGGAATATAGCAGCAAAGGGTATTGTATCTGCAAAAAATCAAGGATCTACTGGTGGATTTTGGTCTTCTTTGAATTCACATTTGAATGGATATATTAAGACGGCAGCAGCAGACGGCGTAGATGAATACTTCATATCAGGAAAGTTTATACACGACAGCGATTACTATCAAGAATATTCTTATGAAATACAATCAAAAATTGGAATTGAAACTTATGAAAAGCCACTTAAAGAAATAACTCACGTCGCAGGAACAAAGGTATTTGGCAAATTCAACTTTGAAGAAGAATTGAAGATTGTTCTTTCTTCTGATATAGCAATAGAATTATAACTTTTTTTATAAATATACTAAAATGTTGAGGGAAAAATGACTGACATAACAAGCAAATTTAGAACTGATATGGTAAAGCTTTTCATTGATGATATACAGACTGGTAACTATTATTTGTTTGCTTCGCATGATCAAGATGAATTAATCTCAAACAGTGCATCTTCTAAAAAGGATTTTTTAGAAAGAACAGTATTCGGTAAAAGAATTGATCCAGAAGAAGTTTATTATTCAATAAAAAATTATCCGTGGCAACAAAATACAATTTATGCTCAGTATGATGATCAGACCAATTTAGCCGATCAAAAATATTACGCAGTAGTATATCCAGAAAATAACGAAACCGGCGATTATAAAGTTTATAAATGTTTGTTTAATAACTATGGTTCGGAATCAATAAACGCACCAAATTACAGTGATGTCACTCCAGATCAAATTTATGAGACTGGTGATGGGTATGTTTGGAAATACATGTATTCATTAACGGAATTTGAATTTGATAAGTACAATACCCGCGGTTACATACCGGTGTTTCAAGATGCTAACACAGAAACTGCCAGCACGGGCGAAATAAATCAGATATTTATTGAAAATCCAGATACAAATCGAGGTTACGAAAGTGTAGATGGAACAATTTTTCAAGTATTGCGCGGCGGTGAAAACAAAGTTGTAATTTCCGTAGTTTCTGGAGCTATAAACCCAATTGAAAACTACTATGCAAATTATTCTTTTTATGTCACAAACGAAAATAATGCATCTCAAATTTATGAAGTAAATTCCTTTGTGTATGATTCTCCAACCAGAGCAACAATAACTCTAAAAGAAGGTGTTCCAGACGACGGAGTTTTAGCAGAATCATCTTCTTTTCAAATACTACCAAGCATAAAAATATTGGGTGATGGATCTGGTGCCGTAGCCATTCCAAGAATATCTCTAGAAGATGGAAACATAAATAGAGTCATTGTGATAAATGAAGGTACGGGATACACTCGTGCGACTGCGACTATCCCAGATCCATTTGGTTTTGATCCAAATACTTTAAGTTCTGTAGATGAAAAAATAATACTTAGACCTATAATATCTCCAGTTGGTTCGCACGGAACAAATCTTGCAGAAGAACTTTCTTCAAAACACGCGATCATATATAACGGGTTTAATGAGTTTGATAATGAAGTAATACCGGCAATAAATACTTTTAGTCGTGTAGGAATAGTAAAGAACCCAGAATTTAAAACTGCAAATACCACTCCAGACATTTTTAATAATACGTTAGAAGTTTTATTAGATGGGCATTCTTTAGAAATAGACGAAATAGTTACCCAAATTGAAACAAGCCCTGAAAGTGAATTCTATAATGAAATAACTTTTACTGGTAAAGTAAATGAGATCTCTGGTAACACGGTCTGGTTACGTGAATACATGGGTGCATATCCTAACAATTTAAATTCTGCTAATACCGAATTTGATTTTAGCGATATATCCATCAATACTGAATTACCGCTATATTCTTCGCGCGATGAAATTCTTATAATAAATACAGCTGAAGATGCTGTTAAATCATCCAATTATATACAGAGATCGGGTGAAGTTTATTATACTAATTCTTTTGCGCCGATTACAAGAACAGAAGAATCAAGAGAACAAATTAAAGTTGTTATTGAATTTTAAGGAAAAATAAATGCCAATTAATAAAGACCTTAACGTAGACCCGTATTTTGATGATTTCGATTTAACTAAACAGTTTTATCGAGTTCTTTTTAAACCCGCATACGCTGTGCAAGCAAGAGAGCTTACGCAGATGCAAACAATGATGCAAAACCAAATTGAACAGTTTGGTGATAATATTTTCAAAGAAGGATCTATTATCAAGGGGTGTAACTTTACCGAGTTGGGCGATCTCAACTATGTTAAAGTTACTGATAAAGAAGGTTTTGACGTTTCAACATATGTTGGATTTAGTGATACTGTCACTATAGGCTCTGAAGATTACGCTAGAGATAATACGTATGAGTTGAGAGGTCAGATCACAGGAGTTACTGCAGCTGTTATTGCAGCGACTCGCGGTTTTGAGACTAGAAACCCCGATCTAAGCACATTTTACATAAATTATACGACAACATCTGCTGGCAATAAATTGTTTCAATCTGGTGAACTTTTAAATATTTACAAAATAAGTACTGTTACTGTAGGAACTTCTGTCAACAGATCAGAAGAGCTCGTAGATACTATAAACGTTACTACATTTTCTGGATCAGTAGGCAATTCTTTTGGTCTGAGAACTTCTCCTGGTATTATTTTCCAAAAAGGTCATTTCCTATATTCTGAAGAGCAGTTGGTAATTATTTCAAAGTACACAAATATTCCGGATAATGTTTCTGTTGGTTTCTTGGTTGATGAAAAAATAATCAACGCGTTCCAAGACGAAACACTTTATGACAACGCAAACGGATCTAATAACCAAAATGCCCCGGGTGCTGACAGACTGAAATTGATTCCAATTCTTACTGCATTGCCAACAACAGAAGCAGATTTAGATACTGAATTTTTTACTCTTACTCGCTATTCAAATGGAAATGCTGTCACGTTAAGAGATGTTTCACAATATAATGTTCTTGGTGAAGAAATGGCACGTAGAACATACGAAGAATCTGGTGATTATATAGTAAGAGATTTCAATTCTAAAGTTATAAGAAGAGATGGTAATCTTAAAATTTCTGTAGGCAGCGGTCTTGCATACGTCAAAGGGTTTCGCGTAGAAAACTCGGCAGAATACATTTTAGACGTTGATGAAATAGCCAATACTTCTTTTGATGAAATAACAAATCAGGCAACATCTTTCAATTATGGCGGTTATTTGAATTTGGCAAATTCGAACACTGCTGGTATAGTATCTATAGACGATTTTTCAACAGTTCAATTACAAAACTCTGTATCTTCTAATATTGGTACTGCGAGAATTAGAAACGTAACTAATGACAAGATTTTTATATTTGATATACGTCTTACTGGCGGTAATTTATTAAGTAGTGTTGAAAAAATAGTAGGAACTTCTGGATTTTTGTCAATCGATCCCGATTCAGTCATAAACAAATCTGATTCTGCTGCTATGGTTTTTGATACTGGAATGACCAGCTTAAAATCAACTAGCAACATATCTTTGCCAGTAAGAACGTCTCGCAATCTAACAGGCATTTCTAGCAATACAGTAATAATATCTCCCGCTGCTGGAGAAGATTTTAATCTTGAAAACAATGATATATTATTTGTAGATAGCACAAATCTAGATATAGATGTAATTGATGCTTCACTGGCTGGAGATGATTTAGTTGTTACTCTTTCCGAAACTCCGTCTTCAAGCGCTACTATATATTTCAACAAACGAATTATAGATGCTACTCCATTTACAAAAGCTAGCATAGATTTGTTTGTAAAATGCGACGTTACGAGTACAGATTTTACATCGCCTGCAAAATACAATTTAGGATTTCCAGACGCTTATAAAATAAATTCAATAACAGATTCTGCAGACAATGATGTGACATCGAGTTTTAGATTAAGAACAAACCAAAAAAATAACTACTATGATCACTCATATATAGAATATATCCAGGGTAGAACTATACCGGCTGACGGCTTGATGACCATTTCAATAACTGCTTTTAAGTTAAATGATACTAGCGGAGAATATTTCTTTACTGTAGATAGTTATCCAACCGACGTTCCAAAAAATGAAATTAAATCTTTTGCGTCAGGAGGAAAGACTTATGAATTAAGAGACTCTTTAGATTTTAGACCACACGCCGAGCCAATTTCAGGCGCTAATTATACGAATGCTTCGTTGTTAGCCACAGCACCAACCGTAAGTGACCTATCAACTGGCGTAAATGTCGCACCAACATTTTCAGCGTCTTATGAAATACTTACTCCCGCTCTAAATCAAGTTGCCCAAATAGATTACGAATTTTATCTAAATAGAACTGATGTCATAACAGTCGACTCTTACGGTAAAATATCTTTAATAAAGGGCAATGAAGTCATACGATCTTTACCACCTACAGTACCTGATAATCAAATCAAAATAGCAGATGTTTATGTGCCTGGTATACCAGCGCTGACTCCTGGAGAAAGTAATGATCAAAATCGTAATCAATATGCGGTTAAAATTACTCCGAAGGGTGTAAAATCTTATAAGATGAAAGATATACAAGATCTTGAAAAAAAGATAGACAACATTGGATATTATGTTCTTTTGAGTGCACTAGAAACCGAAACTAAAAATTTAAATGTCGTTGATGAAAACGGGTTAGACAGGTTTAAAAACGGTATTATAGTTGATCCATTCAACGATCTAAATATTGCAAATGTTGATGATGCTGAATTTAACGCTGCGATAGATTTTACTGAAAAATCTTTAATGCCGGCAGTACAAGCTCTTCCATTGAATTTAAAATACAAATCTTCAGCTAGCGCTTCGCTATTTCCGACTACGGATAACGCAAAAATAGCTACATTACAAAGAAACCAAGATATTTCTATAATTTCACAGCCTTATGCTACTGAGTTTAGAAATTGTGTGAGTAATTTTTATTCTTATTCGGGCATTGGTGAGCTATCGCCAGAATATGACGCTTTATATGACACTGTAACAAATCCAGTAAATATTAGCGTAGATTTGACATCGCCACTTTCTCAATTTGCTGACGCTATCCAAGAATTTATTCCTTTAACATCTACCAGTAGCGCATTACTTGCGGCGTCAAATGGCCGCGTCGGAAATAATAGAATTATATCTAATACGTTTAGAGATACGACTACGAGCTTGCAAGTTTCTGGATCTCAAGTAAATGAAAGCCCGGTTGGTGATTTTGTAACAAATCTATCGTTTAATCCATACATGAGAAGTAGAGATGTAAATATTTACATGTCTGGTCTTAGACCTAATACTACACACTATTTCTTTTTTGACGGAGTAGATGTTAATAGTAGTATAATACCAGGCAATATAGTGGATAACGCAGATCAGATATTGAGAAACGGCTTTCCTGGCGATGCTGTAACATCTGATGCACAAGGTGTCATAAGAGCAGTTTTTCTTTTACCCGAATCTACATTTTTTGTCGGTGATAGAAAATTAGAAGTTGCAGATGTTGATGCATACGCGTCAATTTCAAGCGGCTCGACCTCTTACGGATTTTTAATGTATAGAGCATATAATTTTTCAATAGAAAAATCTGCGCTAACAGTTTCAACTCGAGCCCCAGCTTCTTTCATAAGTCAAACATCTACTGATAGAACCGTTACAAGAAGAATTGCACCAGTTAGGCAAGCTGATGGTGATCCTTTAGCTCAGACTTTTTTCATAAAAGGCGGCATGGGCCTCGGATCGGATACTGTATTTGCTTCAAAAATAGACTTATATTTTAAAAGAAAATCAGCATTAAATGGTGTGACAATTCAATTACGTGAAGTCGTTAATGGATATCCATCATATAACGTTTTACCTTTTGGCGAAAAACATCTAACTCCAGCCGAAGTAAACACATCGGATGACGCGTCAGTAGCGACTACAATATCATTTAAAGCTCCTGTTAGATTGGCCGTAGAAAAAGAATATGCAGTGGTTATCAAACCTGATGCAGCAGATCCGGACTACTTGGTATTTACATCAAAAGTAGGCGGAGTAAACTTGACGCCGGGTTCAAATCAAGGCCTGCCAGTCGTGCAAGACTGGGGTGATGGTGTATTGTTCACTTCTACAAATAATAGAGCTTGGACTTCTTACCAAGATGAAGATGTTAAGTTTTCTCTTTACAGACATAATTTTAATGCGAATTCTGGTTC